AAAGAAGCACGGTAAAGAAGTTCCTCCTCACTATAATCAGGAAATTCCGGCTGAAGATTTTTTTGATTATCTTTTAATTCCTCCTGTAGAGTTTTCATAATTTATATTTTAGATCATCTAATTAATAATTAGATTATTGCAAACCTGTCAAATGATTTAGTAGTTGTATCATTGTTCGCCCAATCATCCTCATCATAAACATCATTATTAACCGGCGTAGTTATACCATGAACAGCCAAAGCAAGCGACATCACGCGGTCATCATGCAAATTCTTACGTGTCTGCACTTCAATCCTACCTTTCTTAGTAAGAACATATTGAAAACCCTCAAGCTCAGAAATCAGTTCTGGGTCGTTCGGAATTTTAATTTTCTTCTGTTCCAAAAGTATAGCGAGATTGTTTAACAGGTCGCGACGCGATGTAGTTGAAAATATTATAGCACCATCATCACCAATATTCAAACCCATTCGCTCCAAATCTTCCACAATCGGATCACCAACGCCTGTCCGGTCAATCTTTAGTTGCGCATTATTATACTTGCGCGCCTTCGCTTCAATCAACATCTTCTGAAAATTCCAATCAACCTGATTAAATCGTTCCTGCTTCTTCGCACGAAAAGTCGCAAGGTCAAATGGTGTTAGCACTGTGTAGTCGTTATACTTCGCAAGGTCAACTCCTAAATTGTAGAAATGACGTGGATGTTGGTAATCATCAGCCTCATAAAGACATTGTTTGATATTCCTAAAGAAAGCACCGGCATTTTCCGTAAAATCACAAAAATACTCCTGAAGAAATAAAGCCTCAGGAGTATTACGTCGTGCTTCCTCAAGTTCAGCGGGACTGAAGCTATGCGTATCATCATTAGTTTTTACACTCACAAACCACTGATTAGGATTTTGTTTGCCATACTCCATTATCTCCCAGGAATGATTACGGCCTTTGGGCGTAAAAATAAAAGTAGCAGTGCCTTTGTTTTCACGCAAAATCGGCTGAATAACAGCTGTCCACATCTCCGGATTCTCCTCAGAAAACTCATCAAAAACCACATCAATCGGGTTGATACCACGATGCTTATCAATATCATCACAACCGGCGAATCTTTGAATGCTACCATTCTTATAATAAATAGATAACTCAGACTCATTCATCTTCTCAACCAATTCCATCGGCACGTGTTCCTTAACAAGTTTATCAAAGATAACGCTCTTAGCCTGTCTATAAGTCGGTAAGAAATAATAATAAATATTAACATCATTCCTTTCCTTTTCCGTAAGACGATGATCGTTGGGTGCTAGCCAACGTTCCAAAGATTTTGAATACTTTAATTGTGTGCGCAAAATTTGCTGATTAAAAACTGACTTTGTCTTACCACCACGACGATTAAAAACTGCCACCTTGAATCTTTTTTGCGATTCCAAGAGTTCCGATTGGTATGGCCGAGGCGTGAAATTTTTTGGGAGAGATATTTCCATTATAGTGAATTATTTACTTGTTATTTCGCCTTCAATGTAGTCATCGTCTGGTGTTGGCTGTTCTATGCCCATTCCGACGATATTAACGACAACTGACTGGCCGTTCGTGCCTTCTAATTGTGTAGGCAAGACACGAAGCTGTAGTTTATTATATTCAACCAATGCTAACTTCCTTTCACTGACATCTTCACTATTCATCATAGCCTCCCAATTAGCCCACCACAGCTTCCTGTGCTTATAAACTCTGTCCTTGATATAAGTAGTGGTCTTGCCTTGTGCGAGCGCAGCAAGGGCCTTTTTTTCCTTTAAAACCTCTATATCCTTATCTAGTTTTTCTTTGACTACTATCGCGTTGTCTTGAGGTAAGTTTTCCATAGATTTATATTATACAATTTAGAGAGTGTATTGTAAAGCTGGAATATTTTTGAGGTTCTCTGGGGAGGCTAGGATGTGTATATCACCGATCACGATTGGGGCCCACCCCCACCCCTCCAAAATTGACAAATAGATATAATTGTGTTGTATTAAATACTATTTACAAATTAATTAAAAGATTTTGTAATATGTAATAAAGATGAGTCGTACAATATATCTTGTACGACTCATACAAAAACCGAACACTTAATTGCTTAATATTAGCAATAATTGACAAGCATAAAAACAATATCAGGGGGCGGATTAAAAAACTTGACAAATGCGGTAATAATTTTTTGGCATTTCGTGTTATAATATACATATTAGACTATACTTTTGACAAATTTGTCAAATGTTAGTTTATTAAAACACGAAATTGTCATTTTGTCAAAAGACGGCATATATTATAACACGAAAAAACGCCTATACCCCTTTTCATTGGCGTTTTTAAAAAAAATTTATGACAACCAATTTTTTATTTTTTGCTTGTCAGGGTCCTGTCATTTGGTGGGCAAGGCCCATTTTTATTGGTCAAAACAGTGATTGCTGACAGGCAGACAGGCAATTTCCAAAATTACTTTACAATTTTTTTTGTTTTCTCTTTTTTCTCCTGCCCAAAATATATACAATTATAAATTTAAAAATTGCTTGTCATCATGTCAAAAAACACCAAAACCCCCCGTATTTATTGACTGACAGGCAAACTGACAAGGCTCTGACAAGGCTCTGACTACCAATTTTTTGGCTATTGACAAGCAATAAAAACAAAAATCAGTATAATATATGCCCATTCCAACTATTTTGGCTAATACTAAACAAAAACAACAATTTCACAAAAAGCCATATAAGCCCCATAGAAGAACGAAAACAAAAAAGAGCTACCTAAGCTCAACTTTATAAAAAAAAATATACAATAAAATAGTTATTAACAAGCAAATCTCTAAAAATTTACGATCAATCCAACCATCAACGCATTTTAGGCCAATATTAGCAATAAATACTAAAACAATAAGCCCTTGACTATTACTATTTTTTAATATACAATTATTTGTATATTAAACTAACCGCCAGCAATCACTAATAGTCATTGCTCGCCAAAAATATGACAGTCAATCTCACTAACGGCAAAACTCTACAAATAATCCGTATAATCGCTGAAAGCACACTTGCAACGCAAGTCGAACTAGCCAATCCAAAAGGACAAATCATCTTTATCCAAAACGAACAAATTAAGTCAATCACTAATTAATAATCATCTAACTAATTAATATGACAATCCTAAAAACCACAAAAAAAGATCAAGCCGAAGCTAAAAAGTATATTCTGCAAGTAATTAATGACATGGTAAAAGAGGGCAGAAAGCAGGGCGGTTTTTTGTTATGCGTGCAACTGCACGCATAAAATAAATACTCGCCAACACGGCAAAAATTGTATCTTTTCCAAAAGACATTATCAAATTCCCGTTTGAAATCTAAATCCAATATTCGGAAATTTGAAATCTAATTGTCCTTGCTAAGTAAAAACATATCCGATGACTAGTTGTTGATAACATGCGTCGTAAAATAATAATCAGCAAAAACATCAACATCTTCCAGTCTTGTCCGTCATCTAAAAAAGTGTTACTCTGTCATCACATAACTAACTTGTGATAATGGTGCTTAGCTCCAGGGAAGTTTCTCACAAGTTACTCTCCCTGAAGCTAAGCACCATTATTTATTAGACCGAACAACGGTCCAATCCGCTAACAATATGAAAAAACAATCAATAGCTATCGGTGACGAAGAGCGTGAATACACCGCCGCTAAAAACAAAATAGACGAGGCACTGAAAGTCAAATCACGAACTTATCTCGGACTCTGTAAGAACGAAGCGTGCTATAATATGCGCCGCAAACACAGTGCCTATTGTGAAATTTGCACACAGAACAAATAATAATCTAAATCTCTACCCATGTCAGAGATGAAAGACAATCTAAAAGACGAAGATCGCATTGAGTCTATTCGTAAGAATTGCAAAGACCCTGTCGTGATGGCGATGTATCTCTTGCAAGACAATGCGACGATGGTGTCGTGCAACGATGCACTCTACATCTATAATGGTAAGTGCTACGATTTTATCTCCGACAAAGACCTTGACCGCATGTATCTTAATTTTTGCATTGAATACGGTATTACCAACGCTTTCAAGAATGTCAACATGGTGTTACGGGCGCTGATTGTTTATCCTGGTGTGGCACGCATTGAGAAGATGAATGACTATCCTAATTTAATGTGTCTTAATAATGGCATACTAAACATTCATACTAAGGAGTTTATCCCTCACTCACCAACATATTACTTCGATAGCGCCATCAATGTTGATTATGATCCTAACGCTACCAGCGCACCAAACTTCGTGGCTTTCCTTAACCATACTTTTAATGGCGAGCAAGACACTATTGCCAACATCATTCGTTTAGGTGGTTATTTATTAGACACCTCTAACGCTGCTGAGGCCATGTTTTTATTTAATGGCAATGGCGGTTCGGGAAAGTCAACATTAATTAATACTTTTTCTATGTTTTTCCATCAGTCGATGGATGAGAAAAATCAAGTAACATCTCTGACTTTGGAACAGTTAGCGTCAGGGACTTTTGACAAAATTTGTTTGCTTAATTCTCGCTTCAACCAATGTGCCGAGACTAAAAAGGGGCACATTGAGTCTGAAGAGATTAAAAAGATTGTGTCGGGAGATGTTATTAGTATTTCTCGCAAATTTAAAGAGCCTGTCAACTTCCGCCCTAAGCTCAAAATCATCGTAGCTTGTAATGGTCTGCCGACTTTCACTGATACTTCTGACGGAACTTATAGACGTATTGTTATAATAGAATTTACCAATCAGTATAAGCGCCCATCAGAATATGCGAAAATCAAAAATCCAGAACTAAAAAATATCTATGTCATGGACACAGATTTAAATAAAAAGATAATGGCAGAAAAGTCAGCTATTCTCAATCTTTTTATTGGTGGTCTTATTGATCTTAAAAATAGTAAATACGAGTTTGTAGCATCGGCCAGTTCTGAGGCTTCTATGGAGGTTTTCCGCCGTGAGTCAGACTCTTGTCGTGAATATCTGGAAACCACTTATGAGATAGATAGCTCTGGAGAAATAACTCTAAAAGATATTTATGAGGGTTTTCGCTTTTGGTATCGTCAGAATGTGCAAGATTATGGTGGTATAAAATTCCGTAGCTCCGAACTTGCTAAACGTGTCAAAGAAACTTTTGGTTTAGCTTCTACTGGTCGCAAGGCTTACTATAATAATGACACTAAAAGCTATGAACGACTTAGCTTTTATCCTCTCCGTCTCATCAATCCACCTATAACCGAAGAAGAGCATGTTGATAAACAAATTGAAGCTTTTTTAAATAAATAATAATACGGAAATAATAATATGTTTGAAAAATTAAAAGACTTTATAAATGCAAATGATATTCTTACTCAAATCGAAGTGTGGACGCACATCGCTCACAAGATTCGCAAGGGTGAGGAATTAGACAAAGTAACAAATAATATGGATATAACAATCATTCAAGACAGTAAAGGCGAATTCAAGAAGATGTATCATTATAATGATTCAGACTCATTTGCTATGCGTCTTTTAGAACTTGACATTAAAAAGGGAAATATCGTCCAGCCAAGAGTTATCCACAGTGACCTTGCCGATTATGGACTATCTAAGATTGAGTCTATACGCATCAACTTACGCTACCTACATCATCTCAAAAAGATACTTGAAACACGTGAAGCAGACACTAAATCACTGCTTATGCGCCACCCTAACTGGCACAGTCAGTGGCAACACAATATAGCACAGAAAGAATTAGACAAAGTAAATAAGAATATCCGCATTAAGTTAGATCAGTTAAAAACTGAACGTTCTGGCAAAAGTTATCCACAGCGTATAGAATACGACTTAGAACGTATTAAGAAAGTTCCTTGTAACCTAATCGCTGACATCGCTCCTTCCGGGTTTTTCATTGTAAATCCCTTTAGAAATGAGCGTTCTCCGTCCAATTCCTTGCACTGGAACAAAACTACAAATCGTTGGACAGATTATGGCAGCGGTCAACATGGGGATAACTTAGACCTCTATATGAAGATTTACGATTGCGATCTACCGACAGCGCTCAGAAACCTAAGCAATATGGGCTAATACAATTATTTATATACATTTGACAGTAACCAAAATAAAGTATATTATTAGATAGTAATTAATAAAGCAAAACTAATTTTATATGCCAGAAAAAAAGTTAAGCACTATTGCAGATTTCTGCCGTGATAAAAATATCACTCTCAAGGAATTTTCAGATATGACCGATGTCAGTTACTCCATGATTACAGCCATCAAAGATGTTACTAATCCTGAGGTCGGTCTGCAGACAATCATAAAGATTTGGACCGGTACCAAGGATCGGTACGGTGATGGCAACGCTCTGGCTTGCACAGAGTGGCTAGATCTCCCAAAGTTTTGGGAAAAATAATATCGATATTTCTGCTGATAAGGGGAGTGACTAAGAAACATCAAGGATGGGACAACAATCACTCCTCCTTATCGGTGGAATTTCATTAAAAACTAAAGTTAAATATGAACCTACTATTTTTCAAGTTCCTATTCCTAGTTGTGCTGGTAATGGCCATACTATTTGTAGGCGAGACATTGTTTAATAAACCTAATAAAAAGAATAAAAAATAATTATATGGAAAACAAAGGTGTAATCGCTGTCGTAACTCTAGTCGTGATGTTTATTCTGGCCTTGTTTATTTGGCCAGTAACATCAGTCGCTCCAGCTCACAGAGGAGTTGTTATCAAGTTTGGTCAGATACAGAATGAAACTTTGTCTGAGGGTTGGCACATCATTAATCCGTTTTCCAGTGTCTATGATATGGACATCAGAACTCAGAAAGAGGAAATTGAGTCAGCAGCCGCCTCTAAAGATTTGCAGAATGTATCCACTAAAGTAGCTATCAATTACAAATTAGACCAAGACAAAGTTGCTCAGCTATACAAGGAGATTGGCAAAGACTATTCCGAAGTGTTGATTGCCCCAGCCGTGCAAGAAAGCATCAAGGCTGCTACTGCTAAATTTACTGCTGACGAGTTGATTACCAAGCGTGAAGTTGTTAAGGAGGAAATCCTAAACTCTCTCAAGCAAAGAATGGAAGGCAAGTATATTGTTATGGAGAATGTGTCCATCACTAACTTCCAATTCTCAGAGTCATTTAACAAGTCTATTGAAGCGAAAGTAACTGCCGAACAAGATGCTCTCGCTGCTAAGAATAAGTTAGCTCAAGTTAAGTTTGAAGCCGAACAGCGTGTTGCCCAAGCCCAAGCCGAAGCAGAAGCTATTAAAATTCAAGCTCAAGCTGTTACCTCACAAGGCGGAGCTGATTATGTTAAGTTGAAGTGGGTAGAGAAATGGAATGGAAGCCTACCAAGCACTATGCTCGGTGAGAATACACCTATTATTGGCCTGAAGTAGTATGCACATCAACAAAATAGAACTGACCAAATCCCGAACCGCCGGCCTGTCTAGCGGCTACCGGACCAAATACAATAAGGTCACACTGACTATGAGTGCGGAACTAGCTGAGAGTGATGATTATAAAGTCTGCTACGAAGCACTTAATGAAGCTGTGAACGAGGCATTGGACAATCAGTTTAAACCTAAGGAATAGTATGGAAGATAAACAACAAGAGGCAGAATCCAACTGGCAAAAGGGAATACATACTAGTCGCAACAGGACTTTGCCACTGACCGAATTAAACTCTAAGTATTTAGGCAATATAATTGCTAAGTACAAAGAGCAGGGTTATGATGTCAGCACCTTATTAGCAGAACAAGAACGACGAACTAAATTAGAATTATTCATTTAATAATAAATATATGGCAGACACAAAAAAGACCAACGAAGATTTCAGCGACGAGAATGTACCTAACTCATCTTGGATGAAATTTGACAAGATTGGTGACTACATCAAAGGCACTTTGACCACCAAGCCTTATATAAAGAATGGCACCGGTGAATTTCCCGATCAGTATGTCTATCAATTAACCAATGTCGAAGCAGTCATTAATGGCGCTAAGGTCAGCGAAAAGGAAATGAACTTAGGTGTCAGCACTAACAAGGAGTTTGTCTGGTCACGCCTCAACAAAGCAGAAATTGGTCACAGAATTGGTCTGTCTTATCAGAAAGATGTCCCAGCAGCTAAGAAAGGTTTGCGTGCAGCTAAGTCACTGATGCCTTGCATCTGGGGTAAGGATGCTAGTTTCATTGACCCGATGTTGGAAGAATTCAATCAAGGTGCTAGTGATGTGAAGGTTGAAGATATCCCGTTTAATTAAACTTATCCACAATACCGAGCTTGTCAAAGGCATTCCTGATAAGCTCGGTGACTGGAACGTGGGAAATAGATAATAATGGGGCGTGTCTACAGACGCTACTTACATTCCAATCTCTCAAGTAGAACATTATAGAAGCTTGAGCCCACATTCTAGTCACAATTAATAAACTAACAATAAGCACCACTGCTTATGATTTGATATGTCTGAAATAATTAATAGTAATCAAGTTTATTATCAGCAAGGTGGTGGTGATGAGCAATACACGCCTCAATATGGTGTAGAGGTTTTATTGCCACATATCCAGCACTTAAAAAATAAGATTATCTGGCTTCCTTTTGACACAGAAGATAGCCAATTTGTAAAAGTCTTAACAAAGAATGGATTTAAGATCACATATTCTCACTTAGATAATGACCAAGATTTTTTAAACTATGAGCCAAAAAATTGGGATGTGATGATAAGTAACCCACCATATAAAAATAAGAGAGTTTATTGGGAGAGGGCATTAGATTTAAAAAAACCATTTGCTTTATTACTACCATTAAATATTTTGTCTGACTCAGTGATCAATGTAACCATGAGAGAGAGAGAGAGAGAGAGTTTCAACTCCTAATTCCTAGTAGAAGAATGAGGTTTTACAATAATTTAACAGGTAAAACTGGAAATCAACCAACATTTAAAGCCGCTTATTTTGGTGTTAACATATTTCAACAGCCGATAATACTGGCTGATATGAATATTAAATAAATAATATGAAATTCTACTACATCCCCAAACACGCTATCATGATGCCTTGGACGCGTATCATTGAAGCAGATAGCTTAGAGGCTGCCGAGCAAGCACTCATTGACCTCCTAGGCAGTCATAATGGGCGTGTAGAGAGTCATTATCTGTTTAAGGAGACGGACTTTGTGAAGAAGACGTATGAGGGGTTAATAAGGGTTAAATAATTAAACATAAATATATGACAAACAAAACTAAGGTATTTAGACATGGTGAAATCCTATTTTGCCAAATTGAAAAATTACCAAAAGGATTAAAGGAGACCAAATCCAAAGTCTTTGCTACAGGTTCACACGGTAACTCTCACACTTTTGACAATGGAAAACTTTATCTGAAGCAAGATGGTGATTACATCTTCGGTTATTTCGTGGCTAAAGACACTAACCTCTTCCACCCTGAGCACAGTCCTAAAATTGGAGATGCTAAATTACCAGATGGTATTTATGAACTACGCAGGCAGCAAGAGTTCGTGAATAGCGAGCTTACTCCAGTCATTGACTAAGAATAATTTATTTTAAATCTATGCTAGAAAAATTAACTCCTAAACAAATCAAATTACAGGCAGAAGTTAGAGACGAATGGATTAACATTGCTCTCCACGAGAAGAAATTTGATAAGGAAGAATGTGAGCAATCAGTTAAATGGCTTTACTACACTTCTAACTTAAAAGAACCAAGAGTAGAGTTCGTCTATGGTCCAAAAGATTTTTCTAAGAAGTTTTTAGATTCGGTCAGGGCTTCGGTCGGGGATTCGGTCAGGGCTTCGGTCGGGGATTCGGTCTGGGCTTCGGTCGGGGATTCGGTCTGGGCTTCGGTTTGGGATTCGGTCAGGGCTTCGGTCGGGGATTCGGTCAGGGCTTCGGTCGGGGCTTCGGTCGGGGCTTCGGTCAGGGATTCGGTCAGGGCTTCGGTCAGGGCTTCGGTCGGGGATTCGGTCAGGGATTCGGTCGGGGATTCGGTCAGGGCTTCGGTCTGGGATTCGGTCTGGGATTCGGTCTGGGATTCGCAATCTTGGTGCTGTTTGTCAGGAGATGCAGAATTTGGTGCTTGGTATGAATACTGGAAGAAGATTAATATCTACCAAGAAGATAAGGCTGATAAGTATGTTGGTTATCTAAGGTCAGGTGCTTTCTATGTCTTCTTTTTTGAAAAAGTCGCTTTCGTAATGGTTAGACCTACTAGCGTCTTGCAGAACGACAGAAAACAACTGCACTCTCTCACAACTCCAGCTCTTACTTTTCAAGACGGAACTGAAATTTACTCTATTGACGGCGTAACTTTTGACAAGGAATGGTGGGATAAGATTGCTAATGACCGAATGACACCAGACGAGATATTTGCTATCGATAATGTAGAACACCGCCGTATTGCATATCAATATATGGACAAGGCGAAGATGAAATCTCTTAAAGATTTTAAAGTCTTAGACGAACAGATTGACACCAAAGGCAATCCAATGAAAGTAATCTCTTTCACTGTGCAGAATATGGACGAGCCATTAAAGTTCTATAATTGTATCTGCCCAAGCACCGGTCGTGAATACTTTTTAGGGACTGATGAAACTACTTGTGTAAAAGCAAAGAACAAATCTTTCGGATTAGAAGATTGCGAATTTATTAATGAATGGTAAAAATAATTATATGCTAAAACAGGAGGACTATTTCAAGCCAAACAATGGCTATCTAACAAGAAGTCTAATTTCTGACTTCCGCCTCTCACCTAACTACTTCTACCGCAAACATATTTTAGGCGAGATAAAAGATAAGAATAAGGACTGTTACCGCATAGGCTCAGCTACCGATGATATTTTGGCTCAGATAGCTAATAAGAATAACTATCACATCTTTGACGGTGATTTCAGAAGCAAGGAAAATCGTCAAATGAAAGCTGATTTAGAGGCTCAAGGCAAGATTGTAGTTAAAGAAGCCGAGTATCAGCAAATTATGGCTCTAGCTATCGCTGTAGAGTCCACAGAAGCCTATCAACACCTCAATACCTATCCAAGACAAGTCTTACTGCAATGCGAAAAAGAGTTTAAGAACGGCTCATTTCATGGCCTCGCCGCCCTACCAGACTTCGCCAAGATTACTAATGATAGCGCTGACCTCTGTGATCTTAAAACAACTACAGGTTTACCCATTTTCAATGGTCAAAAGTGGCGTTACAAGTGTCAGGACATGGGTTACTTCCTACAGTTTGCCTTACAAACCATCATCTTGCAGAGGCAAGGCATAAAGAACTTCACTTACCGGCATTTAATTGTAGATAAGACGGAAAACATCAATAATGTCTATGCCGTAATGATTCATCCACAATTCATAGAAGATGAAATTCCTGACCTCTTAGATACCATAGAGGAGATAGGCAATTCTGACTTTAAAAAACCTATCGTTTCTTGGGCTCACGCTCATTATCTAGAGAAAAATCCAGTCAGCCGAGAAGAAGATTTTAATTAATTAAAAATATGAAACATAAATACTTAGGCAATAGCTATTATCTGGTGTGGCTAGTGATCAATGGACAGGATTGCTTCCAGCGAGTCGTCCATAGGGAGCAATTAGCTTATTTACTAGCTATAAACAGTTAATCCCCCGTGGCGTAACCAACTGCTTACTAACCGGCAGACTTTCTATGCCACTTGTCTGAGGTGAAAGGTTACAGAGCCTCAGACCTTTTAAGAGAAATTTATTAACTAAAGACAAAAATATGGACGAAACATATAAGATAGTCCGAACTTACTCCGCTGGCGTATTCGCTGGTAATGTAGTGAGTCGTAACGGACAAGAGGTCAAAATGACTAACGCTCGCCGTTTGTGGTATTGGTCAGGAGCGGCTTCACTTTCACAATTAGCGGTAGATGGAACTTCAGACCCAGATAATTGCAAATTCCCAGCTCCCGTAACAGTGGAATTACTACAAGTAATTGAAATTTTAGATGTTACTGATAAAGCTAAAAAATCTATTGAAAGCGTAACTGTATGGCAAAAATAATTAACTCTGGCTCTGGCTCTGGCGATGGCTATGGCTCTGGCTCTGGCTATGGCTATGGCTATGGCTCTGGCGATGGCTCTGGCTCTGGCTATGGCTATGGCTATGGCGATGGCTCTGGCTCTGGCTATGGCTATGGCTATGGCTATGGCGATGGCTCTGGCTGATAACAGCCAAGGCGAACGATAGTCCTAGAGCCAGTGCAATTCTGGCTGTTTGTCCATTAACAATAGTTAAGTAAAATGTAATCGTGTTAACAATGGTTAACTAAGACACCTTTTTGCTGGTGTCGGCAAAAAGTCTAATAAATAAAAATTATGTTCAAAGAAACGCCAGACGGACAGACATACTCCTGCTCCCACGAGACCACTAACACGAGTGGGATATGTGATGAGTGTTTAGGCTCATCAATTAAAGAGATTAAATAAACTATATGTTAATATTCTGTGACCAAAACAAATCACTAGTGGAGAAAGTCAAGGCGGTGATGCCAGCTGACTTCTGGGGCGAACCAATTAAGGTTATTGAGGGCGATATTTTTCAGGTCGCTAAGGATAACGGCTGTCTAATCGCTACTGCCTCCAATCCTCAATTCACTATGGGAGGTGGACTGGACGCCCTCATTAAGAATAACTTCCCAGAGGAGTGTAAAAAACCTGTCGCTTGGACGAAAAGCGAACATCTTTACTTCGTTCTAACGGTAGATGACAAAATCCAAACCGGTAAAGAGATTGTCAAAACCGCTCTAATGAACATCTTCGGTAATCGTCATCTCAACATCGCTTTTACTGGGCTGGGGACTGGCATTGGTGATCTGAGTGAAGACGATTTTATTGAAGTTTTAAAGTCTGTTTTGATTGCTAGCAGATTATCTTTTACCGCTCTAGAGATAAAGGGTTATAAGGCTTTTGACGATGGCTGGAAGTGTAGAGACAAGAAGTATGTTGTAGGTCAGGACTATAATGAGAGCGATATTAGCATCTGTAATCGTGGTATGCACTTCTGTCGCAAGGCAACTAGCATTTTAGAGTTTTACAATAATCCTTTTTTTATTGCTGAGGTTATCGGAAGCGGTAAAGCCGAAGAAGAAAATAACAAGGTCTGTGTCAGTAATATGAAGGTAGTTAATGACATTACTTGGAACAGATCTAATCTTATGAACTCGGGTGACCGCAACTCGGGTTACTACAACTCGGGTGACTACAACTCGGGTGACTACAACTCGGGTGACCGCAACTCGGGTTACTACAACTCGGGTTACTACAACTCGGGTGACTACAACTCGGGTGACTACAACTCGGGTGACCGCAACTCGGGTTACTACAACTCGGGTGACCGCAACTCGGGTGACTACAACTCGGGTGACTACAACTCGGGTGACTACAACTCGGGTGACTACAACTCGGGTGACTACAACTCGGGTGACTACAACTCGGGTCACCACAACTCGGGTGACCGCAACTCGGGTATATTTAACACGGACGAACCTATGATGAGGTCTTTTAACAAAATGACCAAAATCAAGTTAAGTGAATATATTAATAGCGATAAGTATGTTTACTTTGAATTACCTATCAATATCTATGTTTGGTCATCAGATATGACTGACAAAGAAAAAGAAAATCACCCAGAGTGGAAAACCACAGGCGGTTACCTTAAAAAACTGAGCTACAAAGAAGCTTGGGCTAAGTGGTGGGAGAGTAATCAAGATAGAAAAGATAAGATTAAAAAAATCCCTAACTTTGATAAAAAATTATTCAAAGAAATTACGGGCATTGAGATTAAATAATATGAACAAAAGACCTTGAGTCATAGCTCGAGGTCAATAATCTGGTAAGGTTGTATTGGATAGTAATCCACGGGATGGCCGTAGTCCTGAGATCACCTCCTTACGGTAGCCGTATTATTGTTAAGCCTATATTTTATATAGCACAGCAATAGTTTAGCCTCTAAGAGTATTGCTAGCGAATGTGCTCTGCGAGTCAAATCTCGCCAACCTTATCAGATTATTGATTAATTAAATTAAATAATATGAAATACCTTGTAAGATCACAAGAATTTGATGACATTTGCAGCTTCACTATTCAAGACACGAAGACAGGTGAAACATATCATAATGTAGATATATGGACAGATGCAGGGCTTCCACATGAACCACAAGATGTGGAGTCAGATGGGTCTTTTATTAACTTTATGAGGAGTTTTGTTGGTAAAACACTTGAAATACCTAATCTACGCCCAAGAGCATACTTTACAAATGGTAAAATAGAAATTTTATGAACGACCAACTACAATCAGATCGCAGGAGATTTTGGGGAGAGGCTTTTTGCACAATATTCAAGAGTGTAGGGATAAATACCTCCGTAGAATACGCAGATAAAGCCTTAGAACAGTTTGATAAAAGGTTTCCTGAGATACAAGAAGAAGTTAGATATGGTTGTATTAATTGCAATCCATATAATGAGGTTAAGGAATAGAGTATGAAAGAATACAAGTTTATTTTAACAGAGCAAAAAGACGGAAGATGGTTTGGAAGAATTGACGATAGAGAAAATGCCGTAGATGAAGACGGAACTCCTGTTAGCCAAATTTATATTGATACGGGCAATGACATTGATTGTTGCTTAAACAGTATGGAAGAAGCATTGCTTTGTTTATATTCACAACTTAAAGAATATTTAAAATCTAAATAGGTTATGAATAAAATAATACATGGAGACTGTCTTGAGGTGATGAAGACAATGGAAGATAATTGCGTGGATAGCGTGGTGACAGACCCTCCTTATGGAATATCTTTTATGGGCAAGAAGTGGGACTATGATGTGCCAAGCGTTGAAGTATGGAAAGAAGTGTTACGAGTATTAAAGCCAGGTGGGCATATACTTTGTGCTTGTGGAACTAGAACACAACATAGAATGGCAGTTAATCTGGAAGACGCTGGATTTGAGATTAGGGATATTGTGGCTTGGGTGTATGGTTGCTTATCAGAAGACACAGAAATACTTACAGAAAAAGGGTTCAGGCTCTTGCGTAAAACCAAGCACTATGATAGAATTATGATATATGATGTTCAAACCAACTCTTACAAATGGGAGAAGCCGAAAGCGTGGCAAATATATAATATCCAGCAGGATACCGCTTTTAGAATACAATCAGATTATACAGACCAAATCGTCAGCAGAAATCATCGTTGCCTTGTTGAACGAGAAGGAAAACTTGTATTCATACAGGCAGAAGAACTCTCTGGAATGGAAACAATGCCTTATTTGCCAAGTGGTGTTTCTAACTTACAGAAAGTATGTGGGGAATTACTGTTCTCGTCAATGTTGTGGAAAAGCAAAAGATTGGTTGAAAAACTATTCAGCAAATGGCAAGGGAAAATTGAGAACAGGAAAGGGGTTAGCAGGAGAGAAAAATCCAGCGTGGAAGGGGGGACTGACTTACAGGAAGAGAAAGGGAAAGTATGCCGACCAATCTATAAAATATGTGAGATGTCCAAAAGACTATTTGGATATGGCGAGAAAAGATGGTTATGTAATGGAACACAGAATAAATGTTGCGATGATAATTGGCAGACCGCTAACAAGACAGGAAAGTGTTCACCACATCAATCACGATGCGACAGACAACAGGATAGAAAACTTAATGCTATTCAAGACGAATGCGGAACACAAGAGATACGAATGGGGGCAGGATATAAAACCACTCTGGCAACCATAACACCTATTGAATATACGGGAATGATATTTTGCCCAACTGTTTCAACTGGTGCTTTTGTTGCTCGTAGAAACGGGAAGGTATTTATTACAGGGAATAGTGGTTTTCCGAAATCATTAAATATAGGTAAGGCGGTGGATAAATTGCAGGGGAATGAGAGGGAGGAGTTTGTTCATCAATATTCCTCAAGGCGTGTTAGTTCAATAAACTCTAATGCGTCTCACGAATACGGATTTGACACAACCAAGAAGACCGATTCCAAAGGAAACTCCCCCTACGAAGGTTGGGGAACAGCTCTTAAACCTGCTATGGAATTATGGACTCTTGCTAGAAAACCACTAGAAGAAAAAACAGTAGCAGAAAATGTATTGAAGTATGGAACAGGTGGAATAAATATAGACCAATGCAGAATTGAAACAGAAGACAAGATGTCATATTCAAGTTCACAAAAAGAAGGTATAACAAAATTTTCTACTGGAACTACCGAACAACACCCACAAGGTCGCTTCCCAGCAAACTTTATCCACGACGGTTCTGATGAAGTAGTAGGGTTGTTTCCGAATACTAAACCAACCAAACCTCACGGTGGAGATGGTGGTAAACTAGATACTCAAAATATGGGTTGGGGCTTCAAAAGAATGCCTTGTGAATTATCGGATAACGGTGGCTCTGCATCTCGCTTCTTCTATTGTGCCAAAGCAAGTAAGAGTGAAAGGAATAAAGGGTGTGAGGAGTTGGAGGAGAAAGAAACTAACAGATATGGAGATTATGAAGGAACAGAAGAACACGCACCAAAAAAGAATGTAAAAAATACCAACTACCACCCAACAGTTAAACCTATCTCTCTTATGAAACACCTTTGTAAACTTATCACTCCCAGAGATGGAATAGTCCTAGACCCATTTGCTGGTTCAGGATCAACTCTTATAGGTGCAAGAGAAGAGGGCTTTAACTATGTTGGAATAGAAAAAGAACTTGAATACATAGAAATTATAAAAAAAAGATTAAATCCCCCACTAACAAGCTCTAAGTAATGAATTATGGACATACAAACAAAACTAAAACAAATAGAGGCGGAGTTTGATGAGAAGTATCCAGAGCTTTGGTCAAGCAACGATGGAAGAGAGGGATATGACAGCGAAATTAGCCAAACTGTCAAATCCTTCTATACCTCACAAATGAAATCTTTACTCAAAGAGTATCTAGAGTGGGCGGAGGTGATTAAGAATGAGATTAAAATTATTTTTAATGAAGCTGAGGAGCGAGAGGACAGAGTTGAGATTGATGATGTTATAAAATTACTAACTCCTAAAGAATAATTATATGGACAAACCAAGATTAGAAAGATATTTAGAAGAGATGAAAAAACATGAAAATTCTGCCATTCTAGCCACATTAGCTGATATCATTGAAGCCATATTAGCCGAACCTGAAATGACCAAAAAAGAATGGGAGGAGTTAGGTAAGAGAAAAGGTTTTATTTAAAATATATGAGAACACCTAAATACCCTAAATGCCAAAGATGCGGTAAGGTCTATGACGCCTATGGGATGAGTAAGTATTGCCCAGACTGTCGTTTAGAGAAGAAGAAAGAGTGGAAAAAGAAGACTACCCGTAGGCGTTACTCTCAAGAGAAAGAGATGAGGTCGCAAAAGGCTAAGGAGAGGTATTGGAAAAAGAAAGAGGAGAATAAATTGTTTGAAGAGAAGTTTTATAGTAAATAGGATGCTTTACGATCATCAACAAAAACTATTAGACCTTAACCCTGCGATGCACCTGATCGCTTGGGGGACTGGTACCGGCAAAACTATTACTGCCATAGAACTTGCCATGAAGAATGGCGAGGAAGCACTTATTATCTGCCCTAAGAGCCTTGTTGAGCAGTGGAAAGCACAAGTGCCGGATAATTGGTTGGTGATCAGTAAGGAACAATTTAAAAAGAAATACAGACAATTAAATAGCTTTAACTGCCTGATCGTGGATGAAGCTCATTACTTTGGCAATTACAAGTCGGGACTCACTAAGGCGCTACTCGACTATATTAAACTTCATAAGCCTAAGTATCGCTATTTGCTAACTGCCACCCCTTATCTTTCCTCAAGCTGGAATCTTTACAGTTATGGTCTGATTTTCGGCAAAGACTGGAACTGGTATAAGTGGTATAAGCACTACTTCAACGAAGTAAAGTTTGGCCAGCGCAAGATACCGGTCGCTAAGAAGATTGTCAACGGCTTGCCTATCGAGCAGGAGATAGCTCGCCTAGTGTCAGTTCTTGGCTCTACAGTGGCGCTAGAAGACTGTTTTGATGTTCCAGAACAAGTTTATCAGGTAGAATATTTTGATCTGACCAAGCGTCAGATAAAGGCTATTGAGGATATGTGGGACCCATTGCCTATCGTCCGTTTCACTTCCGAAGCGCAAATCTGCGGCGGAACTTTAAAAGGCGATGGCTATCGTGAAGACCAGACCTTTGCTTCGGAGAAGATGGACCGTGTCCTTGATATTATCAAGGCCAATAAGAAGTTAATTGTTGTTTGTCACTTTAATAATGAGATTAAGGTGCTGGCCAATAAGGTAGGTAAAAAGAAAGCGATCATTATCAATGGCGATGCTAAAGACCGGCACAAGCTTGTGGCTCTAGCAGAGGAAGCTGACGACTGTGTAGTCTTCATCCAAGCGGCCTGCTCCGAGGGGTTTGAACTTCCCAGCTTCCCACTGATGGTTTTTTATTCCTATGATTATAGTCTGAAAAATGCTGTGCAGATGAAAGGCCGCATATTGCGTGCTAATAAGCTCAAGAAAAATGTTTATTTGTCACTGATAGTGACAAATAGTATTGATGAAGATATTTATAAATGTATCGAAAGGAAGGAGGATTTTAATTTAGCTATCTATGAAAAAAGTTGAAGCCGCACTGACAACCAAGTGGATCAAGTGGGCCAAGTATAATTTGAAGAAGCAATTTATAGCTGAAGTTAAGTGGTGTCCTAATGGTAGATTTAATTTTAAGAGTGGCTCATTCCCCAAAGAATTACGACTATTAACGCAAGCAAAGCACGGCGTATTAATGCACAAACAGTCAGATATTGGCATGATCGGTACGCTGTGTGATGTCTGGGGATTATACAAATCTGAGGCTTGGGTGGTAATATTCTATGATAAAAAGCGCTTTTATATCATAGATATTGACAAGATTATGGCCTTAATCAAGGCCAATAAGAAGTCAATTACCGAGAATGAAGCCAGTCTTTTAGCTGATTATAGTGATACATTGAGATAGACTTGACAACTATATAAT